ACGGCGGTCAAATTCTGATTGCCGCCGGCGACCGCAAGCAGGCCAGCCTGCTGTTTACAGCCTGCTCGCGTTACATCGAGTCCTGCCCCGGCCTGCTCAAGCGTTGCAAGATATACAAGAACTCGATCGTCGTGCCGAGCACGAATAGTACCATTCAGTTCCTCTCCAGCGAGCACAAGGGCAAGCACGGTTTCAACCCGTCCGTCGTGATTGTGGACGAATATCACGTCCAGCCAAACCGCGATCTGGTCGATGTGCTCGAGTCGGGCATGGGTGCCAGAGCCGAGCCGCTCGTGATTTATGTGACAACGGCCGGTATGGATCGCGTCGGCCCCTGCTATGACGAGTGGCAGCGGGCGGTCAAGGTTCGCGACGGCATCATCGACGACCCGACCTTCCTGCCGTGCATCTACGCCGCCGAGGACGATGCCGACCCCTACTCGGAGGAGACGTGGAAGGCTGCTGCTCCGAACTACGGCATCACCGTGCGGAAAGAGTTCATGGAGAGGGAGGCCGCCCTGGCGAAGGAGTCGGTGTTTCAGGAGCTCAAATTTCGGACGCTCTATTTGAACCAGTGGTGCAGCAACGGTGCCGACAAATTCTTCCGCACCGGCCAATTTGAAGCCTGCGGCCAGCCTCTCCGACCACCTGGCGACCGGCCCTGCTACTGCGGCCTCGACCTGTCGAGTACACAAGACACTACGGCATTTGCTGCTGTTTGGCCGGGTTTAGACGAGAACGGCAGCCCTGACGGCACCTACGATGCCTTCGCTCACATCTTCATCCCCGAGGCCAACGCCGATCGCTCTGAAGCCCCCTACCGCCAATGGGCCAAGGACGGATTTTGTAGAATAACGGAAGGAGACATCACGGATTATGACGTGGTTCGCGACTACGTCCTCTCGTTTTGCGAGGAAAACGTAGTCCGAGGCGTGGCAATTGACCGCTGGAATGCCACACACATTACAACCCAACTCGTGAACGAGGGCATTGATGTAAAGCCTTATGGGCAGGGCTATGCCTCAATGTCGGCGCCCACAAAACTGCTCGAAACCCTCGTGATCGCACAAAAACTGCGTCACGCCGGCAATCCGCCCCTTGTGCTACACGCCAGCAACATTCAGGTTCGCCAGGACGACGCCGGCAACATTAAACCAACAAAGAGTAACTCAAACTCGACGAGCCGAATTGATGCGGCCGTCGCTCTGATCATGGCGCTGGGCCTCGCAAGTGCCGAGGTCAAGGGAATCGACGACGACCCCCAACTGGTGGTGTTCTAAATGCCGGAAACTCAGTACGCCGAGGCGGGCGACCTCTACGAGATGCGGGCCAGCCTCTCGCGCGTCTTCGAGGAGATCATCGAGAGCAGGAAGGGTGCCGGCGGCGTCTACATCTCCCCAGAGACAAGCCTCTACTGCTCGGCCGTCCTGGCCTGCGTCCGCACGCTCTCCGAGAGCATCGGCGCGATGCCGTTCAACGTCTACCGCCGCATCCCAGGCGGCGGCAAGGAGATCGCCGAGGAGCATCCCCTGCAAGAGGTGCTGGCCTACCAGCCGAATGACTGGATGACCAGCTTCGAGTGGCGGGAGTGGATGACCAGCCAGATGCTCCTCTGGGGCAACGCCTACTCGCTGATCAAGCCGGGCCGCCGCGGCAGCGTCGATCAACTCCTGCCGCTGCACGCCTCGCGCATGGAGATCGTCCGGCTCGAGAACGGCCGGCTTCAGTACCAGTATCGCGAGGACGGCAGCCCGACGCCGACGATGTACCGGCAGGATCAGATTTTTCACCTTCGCTGGCTCTCGAGCGACGGCGTGACCGGCTACGTCCCAACGACGCTGGCTGGCGACGCGATCTCGCTGGCCCGAGCGACGGAACTCTACTCGTCGTCATTCTTTGCCAACGGGGCTCAGAGCGGCACCTACATTGAGACTGATCAGCCGTTCAAGCCGGACGCCATCCAGCGGTTCAAGCAGCAGTGGGACGAGGCCCACCGAGGGCCGGACAAAGCGTTCAAGACGGTCGTCATGCCGCATGGATTTCACAAGAAGTCCGACCCCGTCAACAACCAGCACAGCGCCCTGGTCGAGACGCGCCGCTTCGCCGTCGAGGAGGTGGCTCGCATCTTTCGGTTGCCGTTGCACATGCTCGGCGAGTTGACGAATGTTCGGCACAGCACGGTCGAGCAGTCCGCGATCGACTTCGTGACTTTCTGCATCTATCCGCACACTCGCCGCTGGCAGTTTGCCTGCCGCCGCGACCTGATCACCGAGGATCGCGAGTATTTCGTCGAGTTCGACACAACGGCCCTCCTGGCCGGCGACTTCGCCGCCAGAGCCCAGTTCATGCGGGAGGCGTTCAACATGGGCGCTCTGAGCGTGGACGAGGTTCGGGCTCAGATCGGCTACAACCCCCTGCCCGACGGCCTGGGCGACAAGCGGTTCGTGCAGGTGAATATGCAGTTGCTGGACGCTTTCACCGTGGAGACGCCGAACGGTCAGCCTGAGAACCCGGCGCAGCCGGCCACTCCGGCTGACGAGCCGGCTGCCCCAGAGGTGGATGAAGACCAGTTGGACGGCAACGAAGGCCCGACGCCGGCAGACGCCGCGGTCACCGATGCCCGCGAGGCGCTCTTCCGCACAACGCTTCGGCGGCTCGCCGCGGTCGAGGCCGACGGGATTCTGGAGCGACGCAACAAGCCTGCCAAGTTGCAGGCGTGGCTCGAGAGCCACGAGCAGCGAATGAAGACGGAACTCCATGACGCCGCATTGGCGACTGGACGCGACATCGACGCATTCGCGGTAGAATGGATGGAAGAGACAAGGGAGCGGCTGCTGGAGTGTCATCGCTCCGGCAAGCCTTACGAGGAGGCAACGGCCCAATGGACGGAACGTGCGAACTTGAGCGAAGGCTGATCTCTGAGCAGCCAGGGCTGGAGGTGAAGGCCGACGACAACGGCCGCACCGTCATCCGCGGCTATGCGGCCGTATTTGAGTCCGAATCGCAGGACTTGGGAGGGTTCGTCGAGATCGTGGAGCGCGGCGCCTTCGATGAGGTGATGGCCTCGAATCCCGACGTTTTCGGCAAGTACAACCACGAGCGGGTGATCGGGCGAACCTCCAGCGGGACGATGCGACTTTTCGTCGATGAGCGCGGCCTCCGCTACGAGATCGACCCGCCGCGGGCTGCCGCTGATCTCGTCGAATTGATCGAGAGAGGTGATGTTCGCGGAAGCTCATTCGCCTTCCGTTCCCGCCCTGCTGATGAGCAGTGGAAGCGGGACGACAAAGGCCGAATGATTCGCAGAATCAAGAAGTTCTCGTTCCTCGGCGATGCCGGCCCAGTCGATACGCCGGCGTATCTTGCCACCGAGAGCTACGTCTCAAAGCGAGCCCTCGAGATGGCTCAGGCCGAGACTCGCGCCGAGGCCGACGAGATCAGCGTTGGCGACTTCGTCGAGTGGGAATTCTCCAACGGCAAGTCCCGCGGCCGGATTACCCGCATCGTCACCGACGGCCAGATCGAGGTGCCCGACTCGTCGTTCACGATCAACGGCACGCCGGACGACCCCGCGGTGATGATTCGCATCTATGACCGCGACGGGGACGGCTGGGAGGAAACCGAGCGGCTGGTCGGCCACCGAGCCAGCACGCTGACGAAGATCGACCCGCTGCCCGAGCCATCCGAAGAAGACGAGCGGGAAGTCTCGCTGCGGCCGACGGCCGGGATGGCGTCGGCTGCCCGCCGCGGCCTCGAACTGCACGAAAAGGGCTTGAGCGGCGACGGCCTGAAGCCAGAGACGGTCGCCAGGGCGAATCGCCTGTCCCGCCGGGAGGAGATGAATCCCGACTGGGTTCGCGAGATGAATGCCTGGTTCGCCCGGCACGACTCAGGAAGCAAGTCTGAAGGCTGGGATGAGCCACCCGATTACTCGCCTTTCTTTGTTGCCCGACTTCTCTGGGGCGGGACAGCGGCCAAGAACTGGTCGGCCCGCAAGGTCGCTCAACTCGACGCCGACCGAAGCGTCGAGGAGCCGGCCGAAGAGCGAGAGACGCAGATCACCGTCGAGGTCAGTGCCGACACGACTGACTTCATGGCGAAGATCGCCGGCCTCAAGGCTGCGATTCTCGCGACTCCCTTGCACGGCAAGGGCTTGTGAGGATACACTACAGGTAGATACATCGCTTTGCAGGGGAATCTGCAAAGGACAGCACGAGCAGCGTGAGGATTCACGATGCGGCGCGCTAGCGGGAACACCCGCCGGCCGCCGCGTTTGCGTTTGGCCGGCTCAACAAGGAGCAAGGCCAAGATGCCCTCGAATCTCAAGCGACTTCAGGATCGTGCCGCGGCGATTGCCGCCCGGATGACCGAACTGGCCGACATCGACGAGCGGTCGGAAGAGCAGACCGCCGAGCTTCGGAAGCTGTCCGAAGAGGCCGACACGGTCAAGGCCGACCTCGAGTTCGAGGGTCGCCTCGCCGACAAGGAGAAGGAACTCCGAGCCGTCGTCGAGAAGGCCGCTCCGGCTCCGGCTCCCGCCCCCGTCGAGGAGCGGAAGGTCGAGATTCGCCCGATTCAGCCGCACTACACGTCGCTCCGAGCCTTCAACGAGGGGCCGGATTCGGTCGAGAGCGCGTATCGCTGCGGACGCTGGCTTCGTGCGACCGTCTTCAAGAAGGAAGACGACATCCGGTGGTGCCGCGACCACGGCGTTGAGGCCCGTGCGATGGGCGAGAATAGCAACGCCACCGGCGGAGCCCTGGTGCCCGAGGAGTTCGCCTCCCGCGTGATCCGGCTCGTCGAGGAGTTCGGCACGTTCCCGCCCGCTGCGGAGAACGTGACGATGACCCGCGACACGCTCGTGATCCCGAAGCGAGTCACTGGCACGACGGCCTACTTCGTGGGCGAAGGCTCGGCGATCACCGAGAGCGAGCCGACCTACGCGAACGTCAGCCTGGTCGCCAAGAAGCTGGCCGTCTCCTGCCGGATGAGCACCGAGATCGTCGAAGACGCTCTCGTCTCGATTGCAGATTCGGTCGCGACTGAGTTCGCCACCTCGCTTGCCTACAAGGTCGATCTCTGTGGCTGGCTTGGGGATGGAACCCAAGGCACCTACGGTGGCATCAACGGCGTGGTCAACAAGATCAACGACGGCTCCTACACCGCCAGCGTCCACTCGGCCGCCAGCGGCAACACGTCCTTCGAGACGCTCGACATCGAGGACTTCCTCGGTGCGATGGGCAAGTTGCCGATCTACGCCCGAGCCGGGGCCGCCTGGTACGTTTCTCCCGCCGGCTACGCCGCGAGCATCGCTCGCCTGAAGTATGCCGCCGGTGGAAACACCGTCGAGAACGTCGGCAACGCTGCTGGTGAGTCGTTCCTGGGATATCCGGTGCGGCTGGTGCATGTTCTTAACAGCACCCTCGGGGCCGACGCGAGTGCCGTCAAGGTTCTCTTCGGCAACCTGGGCCTGTCCAGCATCTATGCCCGCCGGCGTGACTTCAGCGTTCGCCTCTACGATCAGGTGTACGCAGTGAGCGATCAGCTCCTTCTGCAAGGCACCATGCGTTTCGATGTCAACCATCACAGCCTGGGCTCGACTAGCGAGGCTGGCCCCGTGATCGCCCTCAAGACCGCCGGCTCGTGATAGCCACCAACCAAGGAGTTCATCCCAGATGATCCACGCCCAGTTCGAGAAGTTCGCTGCCACGCTGCCCACGGCTGCCGTTGGCTCCACGGCCACCAGCACCCTGACGATCGACCGCCTCGGCTACGATCACGTCAGCGTGTCGGCCATTCGGGCCAGCAACGCCTCCACGGTGTTTGCCAGCGTTCTCAAGGTAGAGGAGTCCGACAACGACTCCGACTACACCGACGTGACGGCTCTGGTTGGTGGCGGCGCCGGGGGGTTCACGATCCCCGCGGTCAGCGACACCAACTCGGCAGCGATCGTCCAGATGGACATCGACTGCAAGGCCAAGAAGCGATACCTGAAGGTCAGCATGACGCCCGGCGCGTCGGCCACCCTCGGCATCGTCGCTGGCATGAGCCGTGCGGAGGTCGCCCCGACCAACGCCGCTGGCAAGGGTCTGATCGGCTGGGTGGTTGGCTGAGTCCCGTACAAAGCGGGACGGCCAG